GGCTGCATCATGCACACCGCCCAACGGCGACGCAAAAAGCGGCGACGGTGGGCGAGGCGGGGGATTGGTATCACGGACAGTCGGTTTGGGCGTGGGGCGGAACAAGGCCCGGATGTTCTCACGTGCCTCAGCGGCAGATCCGGGTCCGGTTAAGGGACGGGCACCCCCTTTCGGGGGCACGGGTGGCGGCTTCGCGACAGACGGGCAATCGGGCTTGTGCCGCTTGGGGTTAGGGCACTTGCAACGAAGCTTGTCGTATGGATACAGGGGCCAACGACCCGCCACCGAGCCCAGATGGGCCCGGGGGCTTGTCGTGGCCCCCACAATCCGGCGCGTCGCCATCGCCGGATGGGGTTGGAGGAAGGTCCGGGGGCGGAATGAAACCCAAAGGCACCTCATCACCGATGGGGGTGATGAGGGAATGGTCACATCCGCCTTTTACACCAGGACAGCCGCGGATCGAGGCCGCGGGGACGGTGGTTAGACCAGTCTTGAAAGATGCCTCGTACAAAAGTACCGCAATGTGTTCTACTTCAAGTTGAAGTCTCGCGGTGTCGCCCTCCTCCCAAACCCACGGCAGTATTGGTGCCGGGGCGGGCAGTCCGATAAGGACTCCATCGACAAAGATGGGGAATTTGGGCTGGTCGCGATAACACAAAGTTGCGGGAGGTCGGACGCCGATGAACAGGGGAACCTTACTAAGCCATTCGAGGACTGCAACCAGACTATTGTAGTCATATGAGTTGCGCCGACAGATTTCGGCTAGGAAGGCGGCTGAATCACAATCTAAGCGTGGGAAAGGGTCGTAGGCAGTCTCGCGAGCGAAGGTCTGAAACCACAAGTCCTCGCGATCGATTTGCGGGGACAGGTAAGGAAAGGCACGGAAGATGGCCGTGCAGTACTCGCGCATGAAGGGCGTGCCGTGATCGGTGATGAGGAATCCACCGGCACGGTCAACGATGGCCTGGGGCATAGAACATGATTTCTCACGGGCAATAAGATGTGCCTTAGGGAGAATTCGGGAAATGTCATAGCCACTGCCGGCTGAGGTAGCTGGCGACATGTACAATCGACCGAGGAGGATCGAAGACAATTTGGTGCACTCAACGCCAGGTTTGACGGTGAGCCCGAGGTCTTTACAGACGTCGATATAGATCTGGGTTTTGCCGAATCGGGGCGTCATGCCATCATCTCCACCGTATTGGACGAGGTGGAGGTAGGCTTGCAACGGATCAAGGCCACTACGGCGGAGGTAGCAGTAAGCGACAAACGCACAGATGAGTGAGTTGCCGCAACTGGTGTCCGCATCGCCAGAAAGGCGAGAGGCGATGATG